CTCCATGTCGTTTCATCTGGGTGACCGAAGGTGACTACTCGCCGGATTAGTCCGTATACGTGCGCGCGTGTACACGTATAGAGAGTTATCGTCAGGCTGGTCACTTTCGGTCACCCCGGCTGTCAATCGTCGCGGTAGGGCAGTCGCTCGCCATAGTCTTTGGGCTTGAGAGAAATGCCGGCAATGCCTTTCACTCCGCCATGAAGCCGGGTACGCTCAAATTGCCGATTGCAGAGTTGCTGCATCAACCAGCGGCTCGTGCCAATGTATTCACCGCGACGGTTGGCCCATTCCTGCCAGCGCTGGAACATATCCGCCACGGAGACGCGTGCCTGCGCATGGCGCTGGCACTCCTCATCGATGAATTCGGTGACGGCATCCTCCTCGTCGAAATATTCGTCGGTGGCATCAACGACCACCTTGGGGGGCTTCAGCCCTTCGCTTTGCCAGGCCAGGCAGCCCTCGACTGCCCAGGCCAGAATCCCGTCGCGCTCTGCGAGGAGCTTTTCGGTCAACTGGCCATCGCGTCGCTCAGGGGGAATCGTCACCGTGAACGGAATCAGATGCAGACGCCGCCGCATGGCCTCGTCCACATTGCGAATCGATGGTTTGTGGTTGCCCACGATGACGGGCTTGAACTGCGGCTGGTAGGAAAAGAAGTCCTGCCGCATGAACCGGGCCGAGATTTTGTCGCCGCCGGTAATCGCTTTCACCTTCGATTCGTTCCAGCGACGACCTTGTTCGGTCTCGATAGCGGTGACGAAGCGCGCGCCACGCAGTCCGGCCAAATCGGTCGGATGCCGGTCGCCCCGGGTCTCGACGAAGGTATCCATGGGTGCTGCCGCCGCGTAGTCACCAAGAATGGTGCTGATGACGTTGGAGAAGACGCTTTTGCCATTGGCTCCTGTGCCGTAGAGGAAGAAAAGCGCATGGGCACTGGTCGCACCGGTCAGGCAATAACCCACCATGCGCTGCAGGTAGGCCTGCAGTTCTGCATCCCCACCAGCCACATCAGCAAGAAAAGCCAGCCAGCGGTGAGACATTCCCCGAGGTGTCGCCGTCGCCAGCTTGGTCATTCGATCGGCGCGGTTGTGCGGGCGGAGCCGCCCATTCTTGAGATCGACCGCTCCGCCCACTGTATTGAGCGCGAAGATATCCGCATCCCACTCGTCCGAGGTCGACGCATGCCGCCGGTCAGTGCGGGCCAACCGATCGACACCGCCAACGGTGCTACTGGCCAGCAACTTGGCCGCTAACCGGTGCGAATCCACCTTGATGGCGGCCTCCCGACAGATCGAGCGCACCAGATGATGAACAAGCAGAGTGTCGTCGGCCTGCCAATGCGTGCCGGTCCAAACCAGCCATTTGCCCCATGAGGCACAGTAGCGCCAGTCCTCGGCATACCGCGAAGTGAATGCTAACGCCAGCGCATCGTCGGTTGCCCAGACCGTCGCATCCTGAGACTGCACCCCCTTGGGGGACTTGATGCACATCCGCGGACCGGTTGCCAGAAAGTTGGCCACGTCAAACCCGTCGGCTATGGCGTCGGCGACGTCCCAGCCCTCCGGTTTCTCCTCGGGAGGCAGGAGGACGTCACAGGAGGTCGCTCCGGCAGCGAGCGCCGCTTGGGCTGCCGCCATCGCATAGTCCCAGCCGGCCTTGTCGCGATCAGGCCATATCAGCAGGGTCTTTCCAGCTAGAGGCAGCCAGTCGGTCTTCTCGACCGGTGCGTGGGCCCCGTGCATCGCGGTACTCGCCACGACACCCAGGTCAATTAAGGCTTGGGCACACTTCTCTCCTTCCACCAAAACAACCTGATGGGCTGTGGCCATTCCCGGTTGGTTATAGAGGGGACGAGGCTCAGGCGGACTCATCTTCCGCCGTCGGGCGTCCCACGGTCGAAACTGTTTCTTGCCGCCCGGAGGATCGTAGCGATAGACAACGGCGATGAGTTTGCCGTTGGCGTCGAGGTAGTCCCACTTGGCGGTGGCGGGACCCAGTTCATCGATAGGCGCTTCCTTCTGGCGAGTACGCCTGACCGGGGTCTGCTGCGCTTGCCCAATCAGGGCCGAGGCCTTTTCCAGTACTGCAGAAAATTCACCGCGCGCGTCGAGGCCGAAGTGGGCGGCGATCAGGTCGAAAATGTCGCCACCGTCACCCGTTGCCCGGTCAGTCCAAAGCCCCGATTTGTCGCCGGTAAGCAGTATCTCCAGACTGTCGCCAGGACTCCCCAATGCGTCGCCAATCGTAAACTTCCCGATCCGCTTCTTGCCGGCCGGATATAGAGTGAAGAGTACCGACTCCAATGCACCCAGCAACGCGGCACGAATCTCGTCGCGACGTGCATCTGAGCTTGTGGACCCCTGATCGGTTTCCTCGCTGGCATTGAAATCGATCATGCATCGCCTCCCGTGGATTCAGTTGGCTGGCTCCGTCCCTTGTCGTTCCGTCGCTGCCATTCGAGAAGCTCAGACACACGGAATCTCACCAGTCGAGAGAGCTGGTAATGCGGAATCTTCTTGGCCTTGCGCATCTGCGGGTCGGCGAACCAGTAGTAGGGCAGATGCAATGCATAGCTGGCCTGACGGGCGTCGATCATCGTTTCCGCCGCATCATCGGCAGAGGAATAGTTAATTTTGTTTTTCATGCTTTACTCCAACAGCGGTTTTGCCAGTCGCACATCCGACATTCGAAGTGCGTTGATTCGTTGAACGATCGGTTTAGCTGCTCGCCTGCCTCCGTGGCGGCAATGACTCGCGCTGCCCGATCCGACATGCGTTGGGCCAGTGCACCGTCAAAAGGCACAAGCTCGGTGTAGATGTCCATCGTGTCGGCATTCACTGCCGTGAAGATCGCCGGGTATTCATGCAGGTCAAGATAGGCTTGGTAGAGCGCCACTTGCGCGGCATAGACTGGTTTCGAGACGGCTAGCCGGTTCTTCTCCAGATCGCGCCAGGATTTGCCACCCAGGCATTTGTTCTCCCACAGACAGGGATAGGCAAACCCCTCTGGCCCACCAACGATGACGCCGTCAGCATGCCCCTGCAACCGGCCTTCAGCCACCGAGAAACCAAACTGCTCGCCCTGCTTGTCACGGGTGCGCAGCTCGAAACCGGCCTCACGGAGCCACCCGACCATGCAGTCCTCGATGACGTGGCCGCGCTGGAAAATGCGCAACATACGACCTTGGAATTCGCGTCCATAATCGACGTCAGCTTGCGCATACTCATACTGCAGGGCGCGTTCGCATGAGACCCCTAGCCGTGATGCCCCAAGATACAGCCGCACTTCCTCCTTGGCGCGAAGCTGTTGCATGCCGGCATCGATGAGTGCGGTCAGTTGTCCGGAGATGCTTGTTGATGAGTTGAAATCCATCATGGCTTCGTCTCCCACGGCAGGTCGTCGGCGAGATCAGCGAACGGATTGCTGACCGTCTCCTTCAAGCCGCGTATCGGCGGATACTTGGCAGCCTCGTGGGCGACCAGCATCGCGTCCGTGTAGCCGGTGACGATGGCCTCGATCACCTGCAGCGCCTCGGCTTCCGAGTAAGCTCCGAGGGGCTTGTCGAAACCAACTTCACCAGCAGCTTCGCCGAATGCCTTGAGGCATTGCCGCATGGCGGCGATCTCCATCTCAGTGGGGTCGGTCATGGTGACCTCCTTGTCGCTCTGCCTGGCATCGACCCAGTTGCCATACAGTTTGTGGAAGGTGTCCTGGCAGCGACGGCTGCAGAACACCCAGTCGAGGGGATAGCGCCGTGGGTCGGCGATCTTGAAACGGCCATCCATGTGGCCGAACCCCCGGGCCTGGCGGTTGCACACCCAGCATTTGCCGCTCATGCATCGTTACCTCCTTGGGCTGGTGGCGCCAACTCGGGCGACGTGCTCGGAACACCGTGCATCCAGTTCTACATAGTCGTTTCTGATCGGTGTGTCCTGAATCCTCACACCGGCGGGGTGGATGCATTTGGCAATCCGCACACCGCCGAAGTTGGTTTCGCTGACGCGGTCGAGGTGGCTGCAGTTTCCGCAACGTCTGTTCGCCATTTCGGTTTCCATCACTTGGCTCATTGCGCCCAAGTGGGCTTGCCGGTTGGCCCCAGACGTTGTGCGGCCGGTGCGCCAGAAGCTGCCGGAGCCGGCGTCACATTGCCGGAGGACGCATGGGAAGATCCACCCATCAGCGCGGCATAGTCCTTGTGGTCGGGTTCCACCGCCAGCTTCACGACATTGCGGTCTTCTCCCTTGGCGTCCTTCTCCACGTCGACCCGGGCCAGAAACTCGATGCCGTCGAGTTCGTTGAAACCCTGGATGCGCCGGGCGGCGGCAGCCTGCGGTCCGTTGTCCTGGGGCTGGATGTTTCGGGAGCTGTTGAGGATCGCCCGGATCATGCTGCGTCCCATCTGTCCCCAAGTCGGTCCCTTGCGCGATTGCAGCCCGATGTTCGACCACATTTTTCGCTTGGCATACGCACCTTCCAGCACCACGAACTCGCAGGCGAGGTAGGCGCTGCCGGTGTCAAAGCTTTGCGAGGCGTAGCCACCTGTCCACCCTTGAGTGGGATCGTCGTAGCCGCCCGGCTTGATGGTCATGCGCACGCGCACCAGCGTGCCCTTCGGTATCAGGTCAAATGCGCCCTGCTGGGCTTCGGCGTCGTTAAAGTCTTGCCATGTGTTCTGGTTCATTTGCTACTCCTTGAATTGGCTGTTTGGATAAAGGTGTTCAGTTGTCCTGAGTGCCCAGGCATTTCCGGATGAGCTTGCCGAGGTGCGGCTCCTCGATGGCATCGAGACAACCGCTCCGGTCCTTGCTTGGGTAACCGTAAGGGTTATCGGCGCGGGTGACGAAGCCCCGGTAGGGCGTGCCGTCATCGGCCTTGAGGATGGCCAGCGTCACGACTTCGTCGAGAACGCCCGGCAGTTCCAACGCAGTCTTGCTGCCTTCCAGTTGCAACTGGTAGTAGCGCCGGTTGAAGTCGTCGGTCTTCTCCTCGAGGATCGCGACGTAGATGACATGCTTGTCGCGAACATGCTGCAGGTGGGTCAGCGCCGTGATCATTTCCTGTCCGAGCAGGCCATAGGCGCCTCGGGTGTCCGGTTTGCCGTTCTTCTCGGAGTAGGCCTGTGGTTGCGCCTTGCACCAGGCAAAGCACAGACGCGAGAGGACCGTCAGCGAATCGACGAAATAGAACTCGTACTTGGCCAGTTGCGCCGGGTCACCGAACTTGTCGCAGACGTGCCGGAAGTGCGCCTCGGAAAATGGCTGGTCCGATGTTGCCGTGGGCAGGGGCCCTGCAAGGAACACCACCAAATCCCGGAACTCGTTCCAGGTCCGCGGACGCACAGTGTCAGCCGGCCAATCCTTGACCGACAGGTCG